CAACATTTGTATTTAATCTTGAACAAGAAGTAACGGTTGTCGATAGTTCTGACAACTGGTTGAGTGGCGCAAGCTTTACTGTTCGTCGTGGTTCTGGCGCAACTGGCGACGGCGGTCCATATAACAGCAGCAATCCTTTTGTACATAACCATCCTGCAGCTGGAAATAATTTTGAGTCTTCAGGAATCACATTTCAGGTGACTGGCATTGAAAAAGTGCAAAAAGCCAGAGGGCGCTCGCAAGGTTATTACCACGAGATATTTGGCGATGCAGAAGACGAGGATCTTGGAGACAAGACAAGAAGGACTAGAGACTTGCTTCTGTTGGGTATATCTGATGATGATGATGAGCCAAAAATTCGCTTGCTTCTTAGCACTTCTGTTATAGAAATCCCCGATCACTGGACAGGCAGAAGGAAGTTCTGGGCTACTCCGACTATTGAAGTCGTGCAAGATCAAAATACAAGCTCTAGCGGCTGGTCAACAAATGATCTTTTCGAGGACTTAGTAGAAGTTGGAGCAGATAACCCATTTTATGACTACAGCCGTTCTGGTAATGAAATTGGCGTTCGTTATAGAATATCTTCTATTAACGAAAGCACGGTTATTACCAAAAGAGAGGCATTTAGCAGACGCTTTGAAGGGCAGACGCAGTACGCAGAGTTAAGCCATTACGGCAGCTTGATAAATAAATCCTCAGACACAGAGCCTGAGCACGAGGTTGTTTACGTTAACGAAATTTCGACCAACCCAATCATCCCTGAGTACGACAAGTTGACGACTTGCGGCTTGGTGTTGCGCTCTAGCCGTGCGTTTTCTCGGCTTGACCAGTTGCGAGTTTGGCTTGCAAATGGCATCCCTGTCCGCAGACTGCATCCAACGCTTTCTTCTTACGAAGACAGCGACAACAGCACTAATGAAGGACCAAGCAACCTTTTTAGCGACCTCGTGTTTTATCTGCTGACCAATCCAACAGCAGGCGCTGGAGCGACCTTAAACATGACTCCAGACAGTCCAAACTTAATTGACACGGCAAGTTTTGAGACTGCTTCTACCTTCCTGCGAGCCAACAACCTTTTCTGCAACGGTGCAATCACAGATAAGGTCAACGTCAGAGAATTTGTTGCTAGCAACGCTCCAAACTTCTTATGCAACTTTGTAATCAAAGACGGCAAATTTGGTTTGCTACCTGCTGTGCCTACCAACCCAAGTACAGGTGAAATTAGTCTCGCGCCTGTTCAGTACGCGCAGATTTTTAATGATGGCAACATCCTTGAGGACTCATTTGAGTTTGAGTATCTGAACTCTGAGGAGCGTCGCATGTTCACGGCTGCTGTGCGTTACCGCCAAGAGCGACCTAACAAGCTGCCTGAAGAAAGGACTGTCACGATTGCATTAAAGGAGCGAGTCGACGATGACAGAGCAGACACAGATCCAATTGAGACGTTTGATTTAACGCAGTTTTGCACTAGCACAAGTCATGCGCGTATGGCTGCTCGATTCTTTATTGCGATCCGAAAGCTGGTTACACATACCATTCGTTTTTCGACAACGGCTAGCGGCCTGAACCTTGAGCCTGGCGCTTTTATTCGTGTCGACACCGAGGCCACGCCTTACGACTCAGCAACAACCGGCACTATCGACGTCTCAGGCAACATCACGAGTGTCACCACCATCAATGACGGCACTTACACGGTTCTGTACTTCAAGTCTGATTCCGACGATGTGCAGACTGGGCAAATGCAAGTCAGCAACGGCAAGGTTGGTGACTCAACCTTCCACAGCAGTGTTTTTACGATTCAGCAGACAACCAACTCTCAAAAGGTTTACATGGTTGAGCAGCTGACCTTCAACGAGGACATGACTGTTCAGGTCGTTGCCTCTGAGTATCCTTGTGACGAGCATCGAGTCAGCGAGCTGGCAAGGCTGGTCAAAGACGAAAACAACTCTCTCTTCACCGCTCCTGGCTTCGACTGATGGCATTTCCTACATCCCTGCAACCAACTGGCCGCACTTATTCACCAGGCAACTATCCGATCAAGACTTTTAAGTCACAAAGCGGGCAGGAGGTGCGGATCCTGTACGGCAATGAGCGCACTGAAACCAAGCTCAGCCTTTCGTACACCAATATCGGTGACGCCTCGGCAGAGCTGTTTCTTGATCACTATGACGAAGTTAAAGGGACGTTTAACACCTTCACAATCCCAGACAACGCGCTAGCGGGTTGGCTGTCTAACTCTGATGCTTTAAGGCCAGAGGCAACCACAGTCCCAACAGTGACTTATACGGTCACGGTTGTGGACAGCAGCGGCAATAAATACCGCTTCAACGGTGGCAGCACGAATGCTGAGACTCTTGAGTTGACCGAGGGCACTGTTTATCTGTTCGATCAGTCCGATTCGTCAAACTCTGGCCACCCGCTCCGCTTCTCCACTACCAGCAATGGCACTCACAACAGCGGGACTGAATACACGACTGGCGTGACGACGTTTGGAACGCCTGGTTCTGCTGGCGCTTACACCCGCATCAAAGTGGCAGCTAACGCTCCAGTGCTTTATTACTATTGCAGCCAGCACTCTGGAATGGGTGGTCAGGCAAACACGCCGGCAGCCACTGCGACAGCATCAACATCAGGCAGCTTGGCCAAGTACAGATATGAGGGTCCACCGCAAGTAGTCCAGGTGCGCCCTGGGATTAGCACTGTTACAGTGAATTTGATTGGCGTGATCTGATGGCAAAGGTCTACACCGGCAGAGATGGCGTGATGCAGCTGTCCGGCACGACCCTTGCCAAGGTCGTAAGTTTTTCGCTGCAAGCAAGCCTTGAGACGCTAGAAACTACGACTCTGAACGAGCATCTGCGTAGTTATTCTCCTGGCATTTCTGGGTATAGCGGTAGTGCAACCTTGTTGTATTACAAAGAAGATGACGGCACTTTCAACACTACAAATCTGCTGAACAAGCTTTACAAGACTGGCACGTCTGGAGTAAGCAGCAGTGACACTGTTGAGTTTACTTTTCGCTGGATTGACGGCACTGACAATAACGACATCAAGCTGACGGCTTACATCACTAGTGCAAGCATTGGTGCGGCAACTGGAGATATTGTTCGCGCAGAAATCAGCTTCCAAGGCACTGGAGCCTTGTCGACAGTAACGATCTCATGAGCGTTTACTTAGGCACTTTTGGCGAGGTTGAGCTAAAGCGTCAGTTTGACGGCGGCTCCTTGACTTCCAGCATTGGCACTGGAGATGTCAACGTCACCAAGAAAAGATTTAGCTTTGACTTCGATCATGGCCAGCTTCTTACTGGCGATCAAATTGAAATTACAAGCACTGATGGATCCGCTCTTGATTTTATTGATAGCTACACAGACTCCAGCGTCAAAAAATATATTTACGTTGACGAATTAGACGGAATCAGGCTCTACAACAGTTTTGCGCATGCCGTGAATGGTGGCGCATCAAATGCCACTACCCTTGCAACCCCAGGGAACGAGATCCCGATCGAGGTAGTTGTGCAAAATGCTGATTACAGGGTTTTGGGTCGCGTTCAGAGCTATGAGTTGAACACTCAGCGAGAGACAGTGGACACCACCACGCTGTCTGATGAGTTCAGGACCCGAATCGGCACCATGATGTCCGGCTCAGGTCGCATGGCATGCGAATGGGAGTACACAGGCGATACTGCGAGAGAGCTGCCTAACTACTTGTTAGAGCTTGCATTGCGAACGAGAGTTGGCAGCTCGTTTCAAGGCAGGTTCTACCTGAAAACGTCTGGATACAATCCGGCAAGCCACACTAGTGCTAGTGATGACCAGATCTGGTACGAAGTAAATGGCGTGATTACAGCTTGCGCTGTGCAGTTCACGCCTAATCAAATGGTGCAGATCACTGCAGACTTCATTACAACTGGGTCTGTAGAGATCCGAATGAAGCTTGAAACACCAGACGATCTTGTCCAAGAAGACGGATCAGTGCTTCGTTTGAATCAAGACTCAACAGCTAAACTGCTGCTAGAGACTGACCAGTAATCCCTGGAGGGCTGAAGGCTCATGGCCGATCTGAAGATTAGCGAGCTTTCAGCTCTTGCCGGTTCCAACCTTGCTACTGCTGACCTTGTCGCTGTTGTAGACAGCAGCGCTAGTGAGACCAAAAAGCTCACTGTTGGCGATCTAGTTGCAAATGGCGTCACCTTAATCAGTGACGACACGATTCCTGGCGCAAAGATTCTGTTTGCTGCAGGAGACGTCAACGCCACTGCACTGGCAACAGACGCCGTAACAACAGTCAAAATTCAAAACGATGCGGTTACGGCAACCAAACTTGCGGACGAATCAACCGTTGATCTAGTCACAACGCTGCCTGGGTCTGGAGCCTTTACAGGTCAACTCGCTTTAGACACTGACGACAACAACCTGTATTGCTGGAATGGATCGGCTTGGCTGAGTCTTAAAGCTGCTGGTTCGATCAACAGCGTTAGCGGCAGCAGTGTTGGCATCGTTGACATTACTGCAACGACAAGCGGCAGCAGCGTCACGATTGCAGCAGTTATCAATGACACGTCTGCAGCCAACCAGTTTCTCGCTGGACCGACCAGTGCTGGCGGTGCTGTTGCTTATCGGACCATTGATGGCAGTGACATCCCCGTTGCAACTACTAGTGCCAAAGGCGGCGTAATTGTCAACGGTGAAGGACTCCGGATGGACTCCAACACCATCGAGGTTGACAACGATGTAACCGCAACGACGACTCATCACGTCGTCACTTACAACGCCAAAGGTCTCATCACTGGTGGTCGTGTACTAGCCAGTGGTGACCTGCCTGCTGCAACTAGTAGCGCAAAAGGCGCGGTTATTCCTGGAACCGGACTTGCAGTTGATTCCTCAGGCAACCTCAATCACAGCAATTCAGTTGCTGCTGGTACTTACACCAAGGTCACTGTTGACGCTCAAGGTCACATCAATGCCGGCACCAGTCTTGTCGCATCTGATGTACCAGATCTTGCCGCAAGCAAAATCACAAGCGGCACGATTCCAGCTGATCGCATCGCATCAGACGCTGTAACAGCTGCAAAACTCGCAGACCAATCAGTCACCAAGTTTGGTGGTGCTGGTGCTACCGATAACGTCGTCACCTTCCCCGATGGTGATTTTAAGGGTCAGTTCTTCTTTGATGAGAAAAACGAAGACCTTTACGTCTATACCGGGACTTCATTCCTGCCGATTACGGTCATCAGCGGCAACCTTGTTAATGCTGGTACTTACAACGCCAATACAAACCTTGTTGCCTCAGTCACGACTGCTGGCTCTGCAGCTGGCTTTACGGCTGGTGGTGCTTTGCCAGCACCAGCGACTGGCAACCTGAATTATTACGTCGTCGTTAGCGACTCAGGCACTGGTTCTGGTAACGCCCCAGCTGTGTCTTTGGCACCGCCGGACATGTTGATTTCGCTTGGTAGCGGATCAACTTTCCAGCTTATTGACGTTTCAAACGCAATCGCTGGTCAAACTGCGGCCAACATTTCTGTGGTTGCTACAGGCAATATCAGCAGCACCAATGTGCAGGCTGCGCTGCAGGAGCTTGACACTGAAAAGCCTGGTTCTGCCAGCCCAACATTTACTGGAACGGTACTGCTGGGTCAAAACGCTGTGTTGGCGTTTGAGGGCTCTGCAGATGATGCAAACGAGACCACAATCACGGTCACCAACCCGACTGCTGATCGCACAAT